GGGCGAGGGCGGCAAGTCTGACCCGCTGGATGCCTACTGCTTCTTCAAGGATCCGCAGCAGGCCGCCAACGGCCCGCCAGCGGAGGCAGGGGCCGCCATGCTCGCGCTGATCGCTCAGGAGCTGCTGCCGGGGTTCGCGCTGGCGTTCTACGAGCCGCTCAGCGCCGCCGCTGGTGACGCCCCGCCACCCAATGTGCTGGCCCTGCTGGCGGACGATGCCGTCCTGCTAGCGCCGCAGCGGACCGCCACCGGCTGGCGGGGGTTCCTGATCGCCGAGGACACCGCAGCGGATCAGCGGCGAAACTTCATGCTGCCTGGGCAGCCGGAGCCGATTGCGCTGATCGTGCCGCCTCCCGCTGCTGGATCAGCGGCAGCAGTGTGGGCGGCGGCAGCTGCATCTCTTGCCACTCCGCCATCTCCTGATACACCTGATTCACCGCCACCTCCGCCCGCGTGATGGACGTGAAGTATCCGAGGCTCCAGTACCTGCCGCGATACCAGACGCGGCCTTGAAATGGCCTGGACTTGTTCCGGGGGCAGTGACACACTCCGCGGGGGTAGCAGCGGCTCACAGGGCCTGATTGGTGGGTTACTGGCAGGTTTCCGCTTGTAAGCCGTTGCGGCGGCTTGCAGCGCTCAGGCCTGCTGACTGTGAAGCGCGTTGTGCTCCCCACTCATGACCCAAGACTATTCCCAGTCCTACGGGCAGAAGCTTTACTTTCAGCTGGTTCGGCCCTCTGCAATTGATCTTTCTAAGTTGGCCCTCGGCAGCCTGGGTACTGGAAAGTTCATGGACATCAGCACGCTGATGTCCAACGCGAATACCGTCAAGCGGTTCGGCACTGGCGACACGTTCAAGATCTTCAGCGGTGCTCCCAAGACCGTCACTAATGCAGCGCTGGCCACCAATGAAGTCACACTGACGTTTGCCGCCGCCCACGGGTTCACCGTTGGCCAATCGATCGTGGTCAGCGACCTGCCGGCCCCGTTCGTCATCGTCAACGGCACCTACACCGTCAAGGCCGCTACCACCACGGCCCCGCACACGATCACGTTCGACAAGACCAACACCAACATTCCCAGCGCTGCGGTCGCCTCTGGCACGGTGCTCTCCGGCGTGCTGGCCCTTGATGGCACCGATCCGCCGATCCGGATGTTGGGGCTCACCAACCTGCAGCCGAACGAAGGCGAAAACGAGGAAAGCACCGTCACCTACGACGACGAGGCCCAGGGGTTTGACAGCTCCATGGCCACGAGCAAGACGCACACGGTCGCGGTTGCCGGTATCGTCCGGTTCAAGGATGCGGCGTACAAGTTGATGCGCATTGCATCGATGTACTCCGTGAAGGAGCAGCTGATGATCAAATGGGTTCTCACCGCTCCCAACGGCGAGAAAGAAGATACCTTCGGCTATGGTCGATTCACTGGTTACCAGCCTGAGAACGCGGCCGGAACGATCGTGAAGTTCCAGGAGAGCATCCGCACCTATGGGCCGGCCGAGCTGGAGTTCTGATAGGCTCCGCTCGGTTGACATCTGACCCCCGGCCCACCAGGTCGGGGGTTTTTCATGGCCGCCGCAAGGACTGCCGCATCGCCCAGTCGGTGGCGGCCCGCTGCACCTGCCAGGCCTGCAGCAGCTGGCGGCACAGGCGCTGCAGGGTGGCCGGATCGGTGGTGGCGTCGATCGCCCGGCTGAAGCGCTCAACCTCGAAGCGTTGCGCGGTGGTGAGTTCCATTGGACTGGCGGTGGCTGCGCACAGGGTGGCACGGGGTGCCGCCGCTGACCCCCGCCCCGGAAACCTGAGGCATGCCCCTCCCCGCCACAGCCCAAGACATCTACGACCTCCTGCTGGGCGATGCCACCATCGCCGCGGCACTGGGCGCCTACACGCTCGCCGATGGCGTGACCACCCGGCCGGCCATCTCAGCGCTGGCGGCAAACGAGACCCTGCCGCCTGGGACCACTGCCGTGGGGGTGGAGATCACCATCACTGAGATCCCCGGCTACGCGCCCCAGTTACTGCTCGATGAGGAGACCCTGCTGAACCCCACCTACAGGATCTACGTGATGGGCTGGCAGTCGGTCGCAGGGTTGCGGGCCATCGCTGAGCGGGTGATCGCGCTGCTCCCCGGCGCCACTGCTGCATCGATCGAAGGTGACGCACCGGGCGATGGCATCGGCGTAATTGATCAGGTGGTCGTCCGCTGGACCAATCCTGTCGTATCGGTGGCGCCATGAGTGAATACCAAGTAAAGATTGGGGGTGATTTTCGGGAGCTGCTGAACGGATTCACGCAGCTGGAGGCCAGGGCGCAGCAGTCGGGGCAGAAGATTGGGCAGGGGTTATCGGAAGGCGTCCAAGGATTCAGCAACCGCAGCCTCGCCGCGCTCAACGCTGAGCTGAACCGGTTGCAGTCGCGACAGACCCGCGTTGATGTCAACTCGGCCGCGTTCGACAAGGCCGCCACCAAGATTCGCGAGATTCAGGATCTCATCTCGCAGGTTGAGCGGAAGAAGCTGCTGCTGAATGCCGACCCCGGCAGTATCGCCGCGCTGCGGTTTCAGCTTGACCAGCTCAACGGCGCGCTCGCGCAGACCGCCATCGGTGGCCGCCGGTTCCGGGAGCTGCAGAAGGAGATCCAAGGCGTTGAGCGCGAGCTGCGGCGGGCCGGTGAGGCCGGCGGGGAGGCCGCCAAGGGTATCAACATCGCCCGCGGCGCCCTGTCCCTGCTGGGGGGCATCAGCGTCGGCGCGGCGATCACGGGATTCCTCCGCTCATCGATCGCTGAGGCGATGAACCTGGAGACCGCCACCAGGCGGCTCAGCAACACCCTCGGGCCCCAAGGTGCCGGGCAGGCGCTGGGGTTCCTGCGGGGCGTCAGCGATCAGCTCGGCTTGTCGTTTCGCAGTCTGGTGGGCTCCTACGGGCGATTCACCGCGGCGGCCACCGCGGCAAACGTGCCGATCAAGCAACAGCAGGATCTGTTCACCGCCGTCAGCCGGGCCGGCATGGCCCTGGGCCTTTCTGGCGATGAGGTGAACGGTGCATTTCTGGCGCTGCAGCAGATCGCGTCCAAGGGCGTTGTCTCCATGGAGGAACTGCGCCAGCAACTCGGGGAGCGCCTGCCGATCGCGTTATCGGCCACCGCTCGCGGGTTGGGCCTGTCTCAGCGGGAACTGATCAAGCTGGTAGAGACCGGCCAGCTCAGCTCCAACAAGTTCTTCCCGGCCTTCACCAAGGGCCTCAATGAACTCACCGCCGGAGCTGGCGGGGTGCCGACTGCTGCGCAGAATCTGCAGCGGTTTCAGAACGCCTGGCAAGAGCTGCAGGTTTCGTTCGGGGAGAGCGTGTTGCCGGCGGTCATCAGCCAGGTGAACCAACTCACCGCCGCGTTGAAGGAACTCAAGGTCCAGGGCCGTGGAAGGGAGCTGGGCTTTGCCCCAGGCCTCGCTGGGATCTCGAACCAGGCCGCGCAGATCGTCGGCGAACTCGACCGGGTTCAGCAGAAATACAACCTCACCGAGCAACAGGCCCGCAACATCTTCAGTCAAGCGGAGTCCGCCACCGGTAACACCAGGCTGCCGTTCTTCGGTGCGCTGAAAGAAGACGGCCCCACCATTGAGGGCCTACTCAGGAACATTGAGCCGTTGGCCAGGAAGTTCCGGGAAGGCCAGAAGGATCTCATCGGCCAGGCCAACGCCGAGGCCGCCGCCACGCAGGCGCTTATCACTCGACTGGAAGAGGAGGCCAAGGCCCGCCGCACCCTGATCGGCCTCGCCGGCCAGCGCGGGCAGATCGATGCGCTGCAGACCGAAGCCGACTTGGTGAGGCAGATCACCGCCGGCCGGATCACGCAGGCCGACGCGGATCGGGCGACCGGCGCCATCCGCCTGAAGACCCTGCAGGAGGAGCTCAACGGCTATGACCAGCTGATCAGCAAGCTCAAGGAGGCCAAGGCATCCGGCGCCAACAACAGCAAGGAGTTGCTGGCCGCCGAGTCCGAGCGAGCCGCCAAGGCGCTGGAGCTGGCCAAGGCGCAGCAGTCCGCTTCGCAGGCTGAGGTGCAGCGCCGGCAGGAAATCCTCAGCCTGGAACGGCAGCGGATGGAGGTGGCATCAACCCGCATCGACCTCGAAACCCAAGCCGGCGCCCAGCTCAAGGCCCGGCTGCAGACCCAGCGCGATTACCTCGATGCCATGGTCGGGTTGCAGGGCGCCCAGTCCCAGCTCACCGCCTCCCAGTTCGGTGTTGAGTCGGCCCGCCAGAACGCAACCATCGCCGGGGCGGAGCGGACCCTGCAGCTGATGCGCGAGCGCGGGGCAGGCATCGGCGCCGTCGCCCAGCAGGAGCAGCTCATCGCCTCCCTCCGCCGGGGTGCCGAGACGATCGAGCAACGGGCGCTGACGGCGCAGATTCAGGCCGCCGCTCAGCGATTCCAGCTGGAGC